GGGGAGTGCGGTAGTGTCCTGTGCAGTGACCGCGGCTGGGGTCCTCCCTTAGAGGGAGGTTCTGGCCGAAACAGCATGCTGCAAGGACATGCCTCCAAAGATACGAGATCTCTGGAGGGCCTCAGAGGCGAGTGTCTCCCCGACCCACCGTGGGTAGAGGAGATCCCCGTTAGGAGCGATAGTTCGCTGGATCCAGACGTTTCTCTTGGTAGGGCCCTTGAGGATCACCTCGTCTACCCACGCCCCGTAACTTCCTTTCGGAAGACGGGACACGAAGTAGTCGACGGTCCTCTTGAGCTCTTTAGCATGGAGCCTCCTTTCCGTGAATTCCTCTCCGAAAGAGTAGATACACATTCTGAACGCCTCAGTGGCGAACGCAGTGCGTACGTCTCTCTCAGGACCGGAATTCACATAGGGAGGATCCGCGCCCAAAAGGTCAGTCGGATCGGCGCCATCCTCGAGTATGACGAAAGTCTTACTCTCAAGGAACTGGGAAAGGTCGGCTTCCGCGAGTTCACTGGCAATCTGCCAGGCACTCGACATGGTACCCCGAATCAAAGAGGGAAGCGAGATACCCTGATCCTCCGCCAGAATGGCAGAGGCCCAGCGCAATCTCGCAGCCTTCGAGACGGGCCCATCGATTGGAATGCCACACCCTCCGTACCTGAGAGCAAGGCCGTTCGTCAAGCCCAAGGACTTGGCGTGCGAGCGTAGACCCGGCCAAAGTTTCGACACTAGTCGAGAGAGGCCCTTCTCCGAAGCGGGATGCTGCGCCCAGATTGAGTCAATGGCGAAGAACATCTTGATCTGCCAAGTGACGGAAATCTTAGGACCGTGCCCCCGAAGTTCATCAGGAACTTCAGGGTGGACGAGGCCCATCAGAGGGAAGGCAGAGTTTCTGCTCCCCCCGGTGATGAACCCTCCTACCTGAGAGAACTCAAAGAGTCTCTCGAGGAACACGCCCCTAGGTCTATCCGCACCCTGGAGCTCATAGTGTTTCCCTGGTGACTTGGAACCACCGCTGTGCGCGACGACCTCATCGTAGAGCTTGGAAGTTAACTTCCAGCCCGCGAAGAGGGCGTCATCGCCACAGACCATGAACCTGTTCTCCTTGAAGGCATCCGAATATGTTCTGCCCTTCCGCCTGGCAGCCATGCAAATCGAGTCTTCCCACCAAAAGAGGTGGGCGATCGATAGCATGGCCCAAGTGGTTGGGAGACCCATGAGGATCCCTCGCGAAGACAAGTACTTGGTTCCATCCGGTGTCACCACCCATTGTCTTCCGATGCACGCCAAAAGCGCATCGTACTCAATCTGGCACAACTTCCCTGAGGAGAAGATCCCCTCGGCTAGTGCACTCATGAGGTCTAGGGGAAGAAGATCAGAAGCCCGCGTGAGGTCCGTGGAGACCAATGTCTCTGTCACGGAACCCACGTAGTGCGCAATGATCTCTTCATCCGAGACCCCAGCGAGCACCGAAGCTGAGGAACGGTCCTTACGCAAGCCCGCCAGGAGGCGCTTGCGGACTATGTGCCCGAGCAGGTGGACGCACGCAGGTGACTTGGTGATAATCCGAGTCTTCAGGCCCCGCTCGACCAAGCCAACCACGACAGAGGCCGTGTCTCCCAGTTGGGAGTACAGGTCAATGCCGTGGAAGGCGAGGTTGAGATCGGAGACCAGAGACTGGATATCTTGCAGGGGGAGCCCGGAACAAAGTCCGGGATCCTCAAAGAGCGCGGCGGCCCTGGGATGGAGCCCGAGTGAGAGCACATAGCCCCGGAGACCACCTTCCTTCACTGTCGATTCGACACATGAAGAGAGGGTCGGCATATCCGGGGCTGCCATGTGCGCTCTCTTTGGCAACTTCCTAGTGGCCCACCGCCTCGCCCATAAACGGGCCCTGCCCAAGACACCATCCGGCGTCGTCCATCCTACTCCAAGATCACGCGTATGCTGGTCTATTGCCTCCCTGACAGCGTCTGGAGTACCCCTTGGAAGGGACCTCCCGAGAAACGAGCACTGTGCACTCACGTCTGATCCTCCTCTGAGGATCCAGGTGGAGCGGCACGCGGCCGAAGTTTTCTTGAGGTCCCTGAGGGCGAACTCAACGCCTGTCTTGGCAACTAGATCACGGTAACGCCTTGTGATCTTGCTAACTAGGATCTCCCCTTCCCTAGGCACCGATGCCCGGAGGACGTTGAGGGATTCCTCCCCCTCGAGTGCACGAAGGTTACTCACGCTCTTAGCGAGGGACCCTCGGACTCTTTTACGAGTCCGAGGCCCGCGCGGGGGCATGAGAACACCCGACTCCAGCGAGCCTGGCTCAGCTGGTCGTGTACCCAAGAGGGGTGGGAATTCCGAGTCGTCCACCAGGAAACCGTCGCTGATGGTGAGGGAAGACACACCCGGGGTAGCCCGGAAAGAGCTTGATCCGGTATCCTGAGCACCGCTAGGTCCAAGGCCACTAACGTGGATGGCCCCTACGAGATGCTCGGTTTTCGGAACAATGCTCTTTCCCGGGGGGCTACCCCGGGGGGGGGGTGGCTAGTTGGGCCACCCCCCTCGTCTCTAGGGTACCAACCGGTCCGCGTCAATACGCCGCAACCGGTTGGGACAGCTGCCTGAGACATGGCAGCCTCTCCCTCACGGGAGAGC